AACCTTTAGAGAAGCATTACAAGTATTAAGTAAAGCAAAGTTATTTGTAGGCACAGATGGTGGTTTACATCATGCAGCAGCAGCATTAGGCATACCTTCCGTAGTGATATGGACAGGTTTTACTTCACCGAGGCACTTAGGATATGACACCCATAGAAATATACATGATGGTTCAGAACCATGTGGGACTTATGATAGCGTATGTCAACATTGCCTTCTAAAAAGCAAAGCAATCACCGTAGAGCAGGTTTTAGATGCAGTTAATACTGAGTGGTATAGAACGCAGAGATAAGGTCTTAAAACGCCTGCAAAAGCATTGTAATGGCATTTTAACAAGGAAATGGGATGGTAAGTCTATTCCAGTCGTAGTAGGTAATTTACAGGGCGCAGATAAGATACAAATAGCCTGTAGAGAACAAAACATACCCTATATTCTGATAGACCATGGTTACTTTCACAGGTCATCTGATTTAGAATGGGCTAGATTCTGTGTAAATAACTACCATTGCACAGATTGGCGTGTATCAGATAGAGAAACACCTAAAGTTCACGAGTATCGTAGTGGTGAAAACGTAGTTGTGTTACCTCCACCAGAAAAGATAGCCTATATTTACCAAACTTCTAATTGGTTAGACAGAACAGTAGAAGAAATTAGGAAACATACAGAGAGAAAGATTGTCATTAAGCGTAAAGGCGAAGGTGACTTTAAACAAACATTAGAAAAAGCTCATGTCATTGTGAGTTTTGGTAGTGTCGCAGATGTAGAAGCACTTATTCGTGGTGTGCCTGTCATAGGTTCACCTTATAGCCCTGCAAACCCTGTATCCAATAACATTAAAGACATAGAAAACTTAACATATTTTGACAGAACAGCATGGTTAAGCTCATTAGCTGCTAGTGAATGGCATAAAGATGAGATGGACAAGTGCTGGGATAGACTAAAAGGACAATTAGATGGCATTTACAACCTATACTAGCTTTGTAACTACAGTAGAAAGTTACTTAGCACGAACAGACTTGACAACTGTCATACCTGACTTTATTCAGATGGCACAGTTAAGAATGAGTCGTGATTTAAGAACAGAAGCTATGTTAAAAGTAGCAACAACTACTCCTACAGATAGCAAGGTAGCATTTCCTACTGACTTCTTAGAGTTAAGAGAGATGCACTTTCAGGGTAACCCACCTATTCTGTTAGAGTTTCAAACACCTGACTTGTTCTTCCGTAATGGTCAAACAACATTATCAGGTCGTTCACACTACTTTACAATGCTAGGTACAGAGTTTCAGTTTGCACCTACTCAAGATACAGATTACACAATTCAAATTTTATACTATGCTCAACCAACATTTATTTCTACTACAACTTCTAGTAACTTGTTCTTAGCATACTACCCAGACGCTTTACTTTATGCAACTTTAGCAGAAGCAGAGCCGTATCTTATGAATGACCCAAGAGTAGCAACATGGTCAGCATTGTACGACAGAGCTATTGCTAATATTAAGAAGAGCGATTTAGGTCAAACATACGCATACACAACGTTAAACGTAACACCAAGATAAAGGAAAAATCATGGCAGAAATGAGTAACTTTTTAGAGAACGCACTTTTAAATGCAACTCTAAATGCAACAACATACACAGCACCAGCAACAGTTTATGTGTCACTATGGACTTCAGACCCTACAGACGCAGGTAGTGGCACAGAAGTTAGCACATCTGGTACTGGCTACGCTAGGACAGCAGTATCTTTCGCAACAGCTTCAGGCACATCTGGTAACGTATTAAATGATGCAGACGTGACATTCCCAACAGCAACAGCTTCATGGGGAACAGTAGGTTGGATTGGTATTAATGATGCTGCAACAGCAGGTAACCTTTTATATCATACAGCATTAGATACATCTAAAACTATTGATACTGGTGACATCTTTAAGATTTCAACAGGTAATCTTTCAGTTACATTAGCCTAAGGATAATTCATGGCTCTATTAGTCAAAGATAGGGTACAGGAAACAAGCTCTACTACTGGCACAGGTACGTTTACACTTGCTGGTGCAGTAACTGGTTTTGAAACTTTTTCTGGTTCTATTGGGAATGGCAATACAACATTCTATACTATTACTAATGGCTCAGAATGGGAAGTAGGTTTAGGAACTGTAGCTGCTGGAACTTTAGCAAGAACAACTGTATATCAATCATCTAATGGTGATGCGTTAGTTAATTTTAGTGCAGGTACAAAGAATGTATTTTGTACATATCCTGCTGACCAAGCAATTTATAGATTAAATTTACCCACAAAACTTATTGTAACGGTAAGAGCAGGAACAACAGTAGACGTTCCTGTAGCTAATGGCATTCTGTCTATTTTAAATAGGTCTGGCTCAACAATTAGCGTAACTATTAATTAGGAAAAAATATGGCAACAAGATATTCATTAGTATTGAATGGCTCAACTGTTCAAGAATTGCAGTCAGGTGATACTATTATTGGCTTAACTTCTAGTACAGAACTTCAAAAAGGTGATGGTTCTACTGGAATTACAGCAGCAAGTGCTGGTACAGACTATGTAGCTCCAGGAACAGCAACAACATTCACAGCTACTCAAACATTTACAGGCTCAACAACAGCATTAGCTGCGGTATTTCAAGATGCAGCAGAAGTTACAACAATATCTGCAACTGCAGCTACAAGCACAATTAACTATGATGTAACTACACAATCAGTTTTATATTACACATCTAATGCTTCAGCAAATTGGACAGTTAATATTAGAGGTAATGGCACAACATCTTTAAATACTTTAATGTCTACAGGTCAATCTGTTACAGTTGTATTTTTAGTCACACAAGGTGCAACTCCATATTACAACAATGCTTTACAAATAGATGGTTCATCTGTCACACCTAAATATCAAGGTGGCACAGCATACACAGCAGGTAACGCTTCAGGTATAGATGCTTATTCATATACTATTGTTAAAACAGGTTCAGCAGCTTTTACAGTATTTGCTTCACAAACACAGTTTAAATAACATATATGCCATTACTTTCACGAAGAGGTAGTTTATCAGCAAAAGCGTTTGGGCTTACTTCTGCCGCAAAACTTATATCCGTTGATTATCTTGTAATTGCTGGTGGTGGCGGTGGTGGTAAATCTTCAAACTCAGGTGGCGGTGGAGCTGGCGGATATCTTACATCTACAGGGTTACTTTTAAAACCAGGCATTGCTTATACAGTTACTGTAGGTGCAGGTGGAAATGGTGCAACAACAAACAATACATCAGGTTCACAAGGTAATAATTCAGTTTTTGAAACATTAACATCTACTGGTGGTGGCTATGGTGGACATCCAGCAGCCGCAGGTGGTAATGGTGGTTCAGGAGGCGGTGGGGGTTATGCAAATAATGCTGGCGGTACTGCTACTTCAGGACAAGGTAATAATGGCGGTAGTGCAAATAGTGGTGCACCAGCTTATTCAGCAGGTGGTGGCGGTGGTGCAGGTGCGGCAGGTGGAACTGGTACTTCTACTTTTGGTTCAGGTGTAGGTGGTAATGGTCTAGCTTCTTCTATTACAGGCTCATCCGTAACAAGAGCAGGTGGTGGTGGTGGTGGTAATGATACAACAACTATTCAAGCAGGTGGTTCTGGTGGCGGTGGTGCAGGCGGTTCGGATGCCAATAATGCTGCTGTTGCAGGCACAACTAATACAGGTAGTGGTGGTGGTGGGTCATCTTCTTTAGGAAATGGTGCTAATGGGGGTTCAGGCGTAGTGATTATTAAAATTGTTGATACATCTACAGCAACATTTAGCGGAGGTGTAACACAAACATCTAGCACTTCTGGCGGATTTAAAGTTTACACAGTAACAGCTACATCAACAACTTCAGAAACAGTTACATTTAGTTAAGGATATTTATGGCTCATTTTGCAAAACTTGATTCAAACAATATTGTTACTTTTGTAACGGTAGGTCGTGATGAAGATAACGAATTAGAATTATCTACTAGAACAGGTGATGTATATAAAAAAACATCATTTAATACTCAAGCTGGAGTTCATGTATTAGGCGGAACACCTTTTAGAAAAAACTTTGCTGGAATTGGTTTCACTTACGATTTTACAAGAAATGCTTTTATTCCACCAAAACCATATTCATCATGGACTTTAAACGAGCAAACTTGTAATTGGGATTCACCAATACCATATCCTAATGACGGAAGTATTTATTCATGGAATGAAGGGACACAAGTTTGGGATAAGGTCAGATAATGTTTGGGTTTAGTGCATTATCACAAGTACCATTTAGTACTTTACCAGTAACTGGTAATATAGTTACAGCTTCTGCTGCCATTACAGCAGATGCAACCGTAAGTGCATCAGGAACACGTTTTAGAACATCTGCGGCTAGTATAAACGCTACTGCAACAGTTACAGTTACAACAAGTGGTGCATTAGTATTTGGTAGTGCGGTTATAAATGGATTTGCAGATGTATCTGCATTAGCTACAAGAACTACATTTGGTAACGCATCTATTACAGGAACAGCTACAGTATCTGCTACTGGCGGTTCTATAGCACTAGCTTCAGCAAGTATCACAGCAACAGGCACAGTAACAGCACTAGGTTCATTATTAATAGTTGGTAATGCTTCTATTACAGCCAATGCTACAGTTACAGTTAATTACAATAGAATTACATTTGATAGTGCATCTATCACAGGAATTGCAACAGTCACAGCATTAGGTGGTTATGTAGTATCAGGTGTAGCAGATATAGATGCTTTTGCTACAGTTACAGCAAGTCCTAATGCTACATGGGCAGGTTTTGCTTATGTAGAAGGTGTAGGTATAGTTACTGCCAAAGGTACAAGACAAGGCGAAGGATGGACACCAGTAGTTCCAGGCACAGAAACATGGACACCAGTATCAGCAGGTTCAGAAACATGGTCTGCAATATCACCTTCTTCAGATACATGGACAACAATTACAGCAGGAACAGAAACTTGGACTGATATTTCTCCAGGTAACGATATATGGTTAAGACAAGGATAAAAGATGGCAAAAACCAAAATTTCAGAATTTAGTACAACAGCAGCAGATAATACAGATATAACCAATATCAATATTGCTGAAGGTTGTTCACCAGCTAACTTAAACAACGCTGTTCGTAGCTTAATGGCATTACTAAAAGACCAACAAACAGGTTCTAGTGGTGACCCATTTACAGTAGCAGGGACATTAGTAGCATCAGGTCAAGCAGTAGCTTCTGGCACACTTAATGTAACAGGTGCTTTCCAATTAGACGGAACAGCAGGTGCTTCTGGTCAAGTATTGTTATCAGCAGGTGGTAGTAATACACCTACATGGGGAAGTGTTTTTCCTAGTGGTGGTATTGTTATGTGGTCAGGAACAATTGCAACTATTCCTAGTGGATGGTATTTATGTAATGGTTCTAATGGAACACCAGACTTGCGTAATAGATTTATTGTAGGTGCATATTCTGACACTACTGGCGTAGCTTATACAACTATTACAGGTTCTAATACACAAACAGGTGGAACTAAAGATGCTATTGTAGTAAGCCATACGCATACAGCAACAGTTACAGACCCTGGTCATTCGCATACCTCTACAAACGCATTAAATGGATATAATCTTGGAGGTGGTTCTGAAGGTTATGATGTAATGTCTCAAACTAGTGGTTATTCTTCTTCTAACGTTGTAACAGCTAGCGCAGTAACAGGCATTACAGTAGCTAACAGCACCACAGGTTCAAGCGGTACAGACCAAAACTTACCGCCATACTTCGCACTAGCATTTATTATGAAGGCTTAATATGCCTACACAACGTATAGCATTTAAAGACTGGTTACCAGACCAACCTAGTATATTAGATACGGTATCAGAAGCTAATAACGTTATTCCTTTAGCTGTAGGATATGGTCCATTTAAGTCAGCAGTAACATTTTCAGGTGCAGCTTCAGAAGACTTGAATAATTGCTTTGCTGCTAAACTAGACAATGACGTATTTATCTTTGCTGGTGGTGCTACTAAATTATTTAAAGTAGACAATGGTGACTTATCTCTAGTAGACGAGTCTAAAGCAGGTGGTTATACAGGTACAAATAGATGGCAATTCTTACAGTTTGGCACTCTTGCACTAGCTTCTAACGGTTCTGAAAAGATACAGTCTTTTGACGTAAACAGTTCTACAGCTTTTGCAGATGTAAGTTCAGACGCACCTATCGCTAAATACATTACAGCAGTTCGTGACTTTGTAGTCGCAGGTAATATTGGTGCAGGTACATCACCTAACAAAGTTCAATGGTCAGGTATCAATGATGCAAGCACTTGGACTACTACAGCAACATCTCAAAGTGACTATCAAATTATCCCTGATGGCGGTGATATAACCGGTGTCGTAGGTGGTGAGTTTGGTATTGTATTCTTAGAAAAAGCTATTGTCAGAATGTCATATATTGGCACACCGCTTATATTCCAATTTGACACTAT